ATCAGCCCCCGTGAACTGTTATTGAGTGATCCGGCGGTCATTGACGCTATGTGGCGGGTTATCGAAGCTGAAAACGAGAACCGTAGAAAAGCGATGGAACAGGCGAAGAATAGGCGATGACGACCAAATACAGACCCGATAAACGCGTTATGCGAACTTTCGATCTTGTTATGCCTAAAACGAAGATACCGCGAAGCGAATTTGAACACCGGGTAGAGATCGAAGGCTTGAAAGAATTTCAACGCGCTTTACGTTACGCGGATAATGACACTAAAAAAATGGTGAAACAAGGGTCTAAAGCGATAGCGAACCATGTGGTCAGAGTGATGCGCGTTCGGGCTATGCGTATAAGACACCGCGAACAGTACGAAATGATTTTACCGTCTATTAGAGCTGTGCAGGGTACAACACCGAAAATAAGAGTCGGCGGCAAAAGAAGGGCGAGAGTCTCACCCCGGTATCCGTCAGGTAGCAGACGACGCGACAAAGTTTACGCAGGCGATGTTTTAATGGGTCTTGAATTTGGTGGAACAAACCGGAAATTTACTGGCACGAAAGTTTTTGTTGAGAATAAACGATACGGCGGTAAGTATGTTTACGGTTCGACTAGACAAATGCCGCCACACAGGGGAAAAAAAGGTTACGTGATCTTCCCGGCGATCCGCGAATCGCATGGTTTCATTAAACGCGAATACACGAAACAAATAGAAAAAGCACTTAATAGGTTAGGCGACTAATGGCATCAAAACCAAGAACTATGACGGTCAATTTTGTTGGCCGGACAGATCAACTAGACAAAGCGTACAAACGGGTCAATAAGGGTTCGCAGAACATGGCGACCACCCTTTCACGGGGTTTGCGTACTGGTATGGTTGCTTTCGCTGGTATAGGCGCGGCGGCGGCTGGTTTCGTTGCTTTAACTAAACCAATGGTGGACATGGCGGCAGATGTCGGCGAGTCCATGTCGAAGAATAAAGTTCTTTTCGGTGAAGCCGCTAATTCAGTTACACAGTTCGCGGAAACCGCCGCAACCGATTTAGGTTTAAGTAAACGCGCCGCACTTGAAGCCGCAGGCAACTTCGGAGCTTTAACACACGCTATGAAGATGTCGGGCGAAGATGGCGCGGATATGTCTATAACGATGGTGAAACTAGCCGCGGACATGGCTTCTTTCAACAATGCTTCCCCGGAGGAAACATTGACAGCGTTAGCGGCAGGTTTAAGAGGCGAAAACGAGCCTTTACGCCGGTTTGGTGTCCTGTTAGACGCGGCGACAACCAAACAAAAAGCCTTAGAAATGGGGCTTATAGAAAACACTAAAGGTGCTTTAGACCCAGCTACGAAAGCGTTAGCGTCTTACCATCTGATACTGGAGCAATCCACAGTCCAACAGGGAGATTTCCAGCGAACTTCAGACGGTTTGGCTAATTCACAGCGAATACTAGCCGCCCAATGGGAAGATTTACAGACACAACTTGGCGAAGCTCTTTTACCTATTTTCACAGATTTCACACATTTTCTAGTCGAAACAGGAATACCTAACGCCCAAAAATTTATCGACGTTTGGAAAGATGAAGGCCCGGTAAAAGCTATTGAAAAAGTTTGGGAAAAAGTCGGCGAATTATCCATAAGGGTGGAAAACGCTTTGGCGAAAGCCTTAACTGTCGGCGTGGTTACAGAATGGGCGACTTTCGCTAGAGACGCTGTCAACGATGCGCTTTTATCCCCGTTTAGGCTTTTAGATGAATTAGCACCCGGTTTAATCAACGACATGAAAGACGCTTATTCGCCGTTGTTCGGATGGTTAGAAGGCATGGCATCCACAGCCGCAGGATGGTGGGACACGATATTCGGAGGCGGTCAAGAATCAGACATTGGAACGCCGGTAGGGGAAATAACAACACCCGGTTTTTTCGGTGCCGCTTCGTCTGGTTTAGGCGGTTTTAACCCTCATGTCGGGCCTGATCCTCTTTTCGGTATGGGCGCAACAGCTACAGACGCGTTAGAAGCCGCAGAAATGCAACAGTTTGAAGAAATGGCGACAGCGGCGGCGGCAACCGTGGCAACACCGCCACGTACACCCGGAGCGACACTAGCCGACCCAAGGGCGGCGGCGTTTCAAACAGCTTCGTTAGCTGGTGCCGCGCACACAATAAACGTTAATATCAACGCCCCTGCGGTAACAACAGCCGAAGTAAACGCCGCAGTCGCAAACGGATTCAAAAACGACGCTATGTTGCTTGAAAGTTTGTATTTTATCTAATGGCTACCGACACTTGGAACGTACAAATCTATTTAGTTACTGAGGATTCGAGCGCTTGGCGTGACGTTACAGCTAACGTTCGCGGCATTAACGTGCAGACAGGCAGGCAACGCACCACAGACTCTTTCAGAGCTGGGCAATGCAGGGTTTCTTTAGACAACACAGGCAACGTTTACGGCCCGTTAGCAGGCGGCACTTACGGTTCAGCGCAATGGATCAACGCCGAAATACGCGTATCGGTTAACATCAATTCGGCTTCTAACAACACCCCTATTTTCAGGGGAACGATAGAGGACGTAGACACCCTGTATCCGAACAGTAAAGATTCCACGGTTATTGTGAAGGCTTTCGACGGTTTGTCGAAATTAGCTAAAACGGAGATAACCAGCAACACTTTTTCTACTGAAGTCGGTTCGACACGGTTCACGAACATGCTGAACCTGTCTACTGTGAACTATCCGGCGCAACCGGGTAGCCCTTCAGCGTCTAACCCGAACGAAAGAAGCATAGAAACTTCGACTATTTCAATGGCAGGCGCGACAGTAACGCAAACAATGACAGCCGCGTACATGGAACGTCTGGCACAATCCGAGGACGGCGCTATTTACTGCGCACATGGTATCCCCGGTGGGGCGGCTGTAGGGGCGGCTGACAAAGGCAACGTTTTAACGTACAGGAAACGCGATTCGGTGGGTTCAGCGTCGGGATTGAATTTTGGCGCGGGCGCGGGAACAGCGGCAACAGAACCGCCGTTCACGAACATTACGACATCATATGGAAACGAGCTTCTTTACACTAGAGGCGTTTATAATAGAGTAGGTGGAACTGTTCAAACATACGACGAAAACGTAATAGGGCAACCCGCTTACGGTATACGAACAATAGTTCGCCAAAACCTGTTAAACGCCAACGATTCAGACGTGGAATCAGCTATGAGAAGTTTTGTAGCGTTACATTCAGAACCAGCGTTACGCGTTTCATCTATTGAATGTAAACCACGCGCTATGACCGACGCGCAAGCGGAGAAGGTAGCGAAACTATGTATTTTTGATTCGTTACTTTGCGAATTTCAACCAGCAGGGGCAAGCTCTCCAATGGCTCAACCAAAGCTTAGGGTTGAATCGGTAACACACGAAGTGACACCTAGTGACTGGACTATGCGAATCGGGACCAGCGGTTCAGGCGACACAGTATTTTTAATAATTGATAGTGCAGATTACGGTATTATCGGAACTAACAAACAGGCACCATAAGGAAACAAAATGGCTCAACAAACATTTTCGGGGGTACCCGGAGCATTCACCGCAGGGGAAGTTCTTTCAAGCTCTGACATGGAGCTGATACGCGATTTTATGATCGCGCTTATTAAAGAAGGTATGACAGGCGACACCGGGGAAATACTCCCAATGATTATGGACTTAACAAACAACCGGATTGTTTGCGACACGGGCGGGATTGAATTTTCGGACGGTACGACTATGACCACTTCACCCGGTGCGGGTGATATAACGGCCGTGAATACAGCGGCAAATTCAGGCTTGGCGGGCGGATCGACCAGTGGAGCCGTTTCACTTTCCGCTGATGTTGATAACGCTACGGTAGCGGTGGGAACCACAGCCGATTACGTCCTAATACAAGACGTAGACGATTCAGACGCGTTGAAGAAAAGCCTAGTTTCATCGTTTTTAACTGGTTACCTTCCGCTTACAGGTGGCACGATTTCAGGAGCTTCACAATTCGATTTAACGCTGGACGTTATAGGGCAGTTATCAGTAGGCAACTATTTGTATTTCGGCGGTGGAACAAATCAGGGGCTTGTATATGAAGGATCTACCGCTGATTCGCACGAAACTTTTTTACACGCTACAGACCCGACAACAGCAGACAGGGTAATTACTTTACCGGACGCTACCGGCGACGTTGCTTTAGTAGCACACGACGACAATATCATTTCTAATCAGGTTTTTAGTTAAGGAGAAACAATGGCGACTTATTCAAAACAGCTACTTTCAGGAAGTACAAACGGCAAAAACATTGAAGTAGCGGCGACCAGTTCAGCAGGTACGACTATTCATACCGCTGTATCGGGAACGTCAGATTTAGACGAAATATGGCTGTACGCTTGCGGCACAAGCGATTCAGACGTGAAACTAACTTTGGAATTTGGCGGGACAACATCAGCCGACGATCACACAGAAATAACGATTACCGGCGAAGCTGGTTGGGTGCTTGTATGTCCCGGTTTGCTTTTACAAAACGGTCTTATCGTTAAAGCCTTTGCCGGAACAACAAACGTAATCAATATAAACGGCTACGTTAATCGTATAACCGCCTAATGTTCAGACAAGACAGAACGAACCCTAGTACCGCGGTTTCCAACTGGAAGGGCAGAAAAGACACGCCGAAAGCTTGGCCGTCTACAGCGGTTTCGACTTGGTTAAATGGCGGTTTGTTTGCTACTAGCGCGGGTGGTTCTGTCGCAGGGTATATTCCCGGCGGTTACTCAGGTTCTATGGTATCAACAGTCGACAAATGGGCTTTCCCGTCTGACACGCGCACTACAACAACAGCACTTCCAGCGGGGAAATCAGCGGCGGCGTGTTTCGCAGATTCGGGGGTAGCTGGTTATCATGTCGGAGGTTACAACACTAGCTGGAGCAGAACGAATTCGACGTATAAAATGGCTTTCCCCGCCGACACATGGTCTACGGGAACAAGTTATGTCGCCGCTACGAATTACAATATGGGGAACCAAAATTCAGGGGTTGCAGGTTATTCGTCGGGCGCTCAGGTAACGGGCGGCGCTTTTGCTTCTAATACGATCTACAGATTAGGTTTTCCCGGTGATTCGTGGTCTACGCTGTCAGCTACATTAAGCCAGACATATAATGCTAATGGCGGGCCGATGAACAACAATGGTGTTGCTTGTTATCAGGCAGGCGGTGGCTACAAATCCGGTGGGTCAACATTCACAGCGAATCAAGTTCAAAAATTGCTTGTACCTTCAGAATCGGCGACAACTACAACGGTTTTAAGCGCTAGTAACAAATACAAGGGCGGTTGTTCAAATAATGCTGTCGCAGGCTACAATTTCGGGGGACAAAGTAGCGGCGATGTAGTCGAAAAGTACGCTTTCCCGTCTGATTCACGTTCCACAGTTACAGCAACCGTTTCAGACGCTTACGGACCGGGCGGTTTTTCAGATTCGGGCGTAGCGGGTTATTCCGCTGGCGGTTATATGAACGGCGGTTCCCAAACTTCCACTGTCTATAAGATTGATTTTTCTAGTGATTCAATTTCGACAACCAACGCGATGAGCACCGCCGTTACGTACATAGCAGGGTTTTCAGATCAGGGGGTTTTATGAAAATAGAAGAAGCAATCGAAGCGGTACAACAACCACGCTCCCGTTATCAGATGGAGCATTTTGTTTTAGGTCAACATGACACGCCTGAAATGCAGTTCTACCAGTTGTGCCAGGAATTGATGACAACAAAACACGCTTTAGAAATGGCTACTTTAACACAGAAAAAAAACCTGATTAAGATTGAACGCTTGTTAGCAACAGGCGACGAAATAGACGCTATAGAAGCCGAAGAAATAAGTCTCGGAATGAAACAAAACAACATCGTTGTTAAAGGCGCGGAACGTGAACTAGCTGTTTTAGAAGATATTTTTTATTCGATACCCCATTTCACCCGTGATGAGATTGAACACGCACAACCCGAATACTGGCAAAAACGATTAACACGACAAACAAATCTACAGATCATGTCAGGTAATGTCGGTTGGGCGCAACTAGATTCGATGCGTCAAATCGGGTTACTGGATGAAATGATCGAAGAACGAAACCGACAGTTGGAAGAACAACAAAGAGGGTTGCCGCAATGATTTATCTTAAATGGAAACTTTCAGACAACGGAATTTTAGGAACAGGCCCGGAAGAAGAAATCGCTAAACGTGGGGGATGGGCTGAAGCTGGGTGGGCTGTAGATAATGAAGGGTACAGGATCGGTTTTTTAACTACCTCCGCTGATTTGAACGGTTTAGAAACTTGGGACGTTACAGAAGTAACAGCAGACGAAGCATTAACGTTTTGCAAACAGTTTTATGAAGATACAGAAATTTTACCAAACGGCACTTTTTCAAGTTTGCCATTTGAAGGAAACGACGAAGTATGACACACGTTGACGACATAGAGTTCTTAAACCAGTTCCGCGACGACGGCGACGAAAACGTAACCCTGTTAGACCCGTTGTTGTGCTGGCGGTTACGCCGTGCGTACGAAGACGACGAGCATTTACGTGACGTTTTACGCATCGAATCAGCGGTACGCCCCAAATCTGAACAAGAATACTTATACGCAGGTTATAAAGCTGGGAAACCGGGGTTTAACTTAGCGGCTAACCCTGAGCGTGTTATAGGCACTTCAGGGGGTAACACTTGGTTCGGGTCGTATCACATGCAACAACCGTCCGGGTACGGTTACGCTGTCGATTTGACGCACCATGGGCAATCCACGTGGTCGCGTATCCACAAAACTTTAAGAGCTTGGGGACTGCACACGACCGTTAAAGGCGAAGCGTGGCACCACCAGGCGCAAACTGTGAAAGGTGTTTTACCCGGCCCAATGCCGGATGACTGGCCAACTGATAAGGAGGACATTATGACCCCCGAAATGGAAGAAAGATTCGACGATCTGAAAACTTGGGTTTTCAATTCAACGAAAATGATAACCGAAAAACTTGACGAAGTTATAGCCGAAGTTAAAAAGGAGCTGAACAAATGAACTACAAAGACTTATTAGAACGAACTGTAGCTAGCGGTGTGCAGGGTTGCGTCGCGGCTTTAGGAACGAACAGCGTTCTTGACATGGGCGTAGACCAATGGAAACTAATCGCAATGGGCGGCGTTACAGCCGCTTTAGCTGTTGTTAAAGGCTGGGCGGCTAGTGTTCTACCGTTCGGAGATAAAACCCCTTCACTTGTGACAGTACCAGCCCCTAAGAAAGCCTCAGCAAAAAAGAAGTGAACGAAGCAACCAGTTGGAAGCAATTTAAGATAAAAACCAACCTTGGGACGCTCGTTTCAGTTTTCATAGCTGTAGGGCTAATAATGTGGCAGTTGCTTGGAATCAAAGGCAACATTGATTCAAACAGCGAAAGCGTCCACAACCTGCAAATAGCTATCGAAGATTTGTCATACGCGACGGACTTAGCGAATCAGGTTTCAATGCGAACCGACCAGCTTTTCGACCAGTTAAACATGATTCAAGACCAGTCGCAGGACAGCGCGTTCGCGTGGGCTGACATTCAAATGCACTCACAGCAGATAAACGACATGTCTTTCGACGTTGAAGAACTGGAACGGCAGTTAGACGACGTTAAAATCCGTCAAGCTGAAGCCGGGGGACATTTGAACGAACCTATATTCCAAGAAATAGACGGGCTTTGGAACGCCATCAATAATTTGGGTACGGGGGGTTTCGACGATTTGGAAAACCGTATAGTCGCTGTTGAAACAACAGTATGGAACCAAGGCGACAGCTCTTGGGAAATCGACGACCTAGACACACGTTTAACCGTTCTTGAAACAACCCTATGGAACCAACCGGATAACAGATCGGAGATAGACGAGCTTCTAAGACGTGTGAACGAACTTGAATGGTTTACGTATGGATAAAACAACAAAACTTATAGCGGCTGTTACGGGTCTGCTGGTAGCGGTTGGTACTTTGATTGGTACTATCACGATCACGCTTGGCGGCGGTAACGACGACCAGTATAAGGGCGGTATGACTATCGTTCTTAATTCGCCTGAAGCGTATGAAGAATTTCTAAAAAACCACCCCGGTTAAAACAAAAACCCCCCTCGCGGGGGGCTTTTTTGCTTTTACATATTGACTAAACAACCGTGGCATTTTCGTTTTAATCGTCGTCTAATGTAAGCGGATTCTTTTTCGGTTGGTAGTTTTCCTACGATTTTGAAAGTTATTTCCCTGCCGTCATCGCCGCAATCGTCGCACCATTCGCGCGCTGTTACCTTACCCATTGACTATTTGACCGACTTTCGTGTGGCTCATGTCTACCGCTTCCGCGATGTCCCGCAGGGTGTGGCCTCTGCGGTGCGCGTCGCGGATCAGTTTGTCTCGTAGTTCTTGCATGTGTTCCATTTTCTCAACATGGGACCTTAACTTACCAAGCATTACGCCTCCTCATATTGATTTCAGCTATTTGCTGAAGTCGTCCCTGCTAGAGAATCGAACTCTAGTTAAACCGTTCAGGGGGTTGACACAGACGTGTCAATCAGTTATGGAAAACCCATGTTCTCCTGCTTCGAGTAGCCTTTTGGCTTGCTCATCGGATTTTATATACCCTTGAAGACTCAACAATTCAACATTGACTTGCTTAAGTCTTCTTTGAGTCCTTGTCAAGAGCCAGTAGAAATCTTCTTTAGTCATTTCTTCAAACGTTTTCGATTCCCATGTATCAGGTTCACCGATATGGTTAATATGGAATTTTTCTCCTGTTTTCATTTTGCCTCCTGTCGGCGTTTTGTTCATGTAAATATAATATACACAGTTTCAACAGTTTGTAAACATTATTTACAATTATTTTTAATCCACCACCCCCGTATTAAACCGTTTTAATATCTACCCCAACAACAATGGAAGGACGGTTTCATGACAGGACTACAGAACTATGAGGAAGTAAAGGACAGAATCCCACTATTTTGGGAGCTTTACCCTGAAGGGCGAATAGCGCCTAACCCCATGTCTGACCTATCAGACATCACCACAGTTATTTTCAGATGCGATTTGTACGCACACAAAGACGACCCGACACCGTTTTCTACCGGGTGGGCTTTTGAAACGCAGGGCGTGGGCGGTATGGCTAACAAATACAGCCACGTTGAAAACTGTGAAACGTCAGCTATAGGCAGGGCGTTAGCTAACGCGAATCTTTACAACAAAAACAAGCCCCGTGCTTCAGTTTCAGAAATGCGGAAAGTTAAACGAAACGAAGAAGCAACAGAAGAACCATTCCCAGTAGACGAGAAGGAAGAAACCTTTTCTACTTCTGACCTGAAAGAACGGTTAAACGAACTAACTGACGAACAGCAGGCTTCAGCAAAAAAATGGATAGCCCAAGATCTGCGGGGCGTAACAACAGCAGATGGGAAAC